AGTAACTTCAATCGTTGAGCAACAGCATCGCCTACACCGTTAGCGTCTACACCCACTGCAAGTACGTCGTAGTTCTCTAAAAAGTTAACAATCTGATAGTACTGCTCTTCCCAATCATCGCCCTGTATTTCAAGCCAGTTAAGAATGCGGTGGTCAAAGTAACCAAACTCATCAGGTCTGTCCCAGTCGACCCATACAACAGTAACAACAGTGCTGTCAGTTTTACGAGCAGGGTCAATGCCAACTACAACTGGAGTCTTGTGCCAAGACTTTACAAGTTCTTGTGATGTATCTCCAAGTTCGTCCATGATAGTTGAAGTAACAAACATTCCGCGTTCCAACAACCATTTACAGTTATATGACATCTGGAATTCGTCGGAGTCTTCACCAATCCGAAGCATTTCTTTGCGAATGAACTTCTCGTAGTTAGCGTTGTACTTTGCTACGTCTTTCCAGTCCCATTGGTAATGATTCTGTCTAGAGCCTCGACCAGTTTGTCGTCTACGATTTAATTGAATTGAACGATAAAAGTTATTTTTACTTGTAGTCGGAGTGCCTGTCTTTACCATTGTTCCTGCGTAGTATGCCAACATAGGTGAGATTGATTTAGAAACAACAAAGTCATCTGCTTCTTGACATTCGTCAATAATTACAAGGTGAAATGATTTAGATTCAATCTTGGCTCGTGGGTTTGCAGTCATCATTGTGATAGTAGAGCCAGACTTCTTTAGTCTTATTTGTCTAGTTACCCCGCCCACGCGTGCGGCTGTATCATCAATCTCTGGGTCATCCATAATCTCAACAGCACGCTCTGAACTAAGACGTGTAACTGTGCGACCAAATAGCGTTTCAGCCTGTGCTTCTGTTGGCGCAAATAACCCAACCCAAATACCGTCTTTAAACTTGCCCAATAAATCTGGATATAACTTTGCAAGACGAGGAAGCAGAATCATCATTGTTGCTACGGTGTCTGCAACAGTCTCCGACTTACCTGACTGACGAGATGCAAGCGCCGTGATTTCTTCACCATCATTTATGATGACCGACTCCATAATACGACGAGCAAGAGGCTTCTGATAGGGATGCAAATCGTGACCTACAAGTACCTTGAGAAACTCAAGCATCTTGTCGATTAACTTGTCTACAAATTGTTGAGATAGTTCATCTAATGGCTCATCAATAGGTTCATCTACCGGCTGTTCATCTTGCAGATAGAACTCCGGATTTATTTCTTCAAACTTATCTTCTTCCATATACACCCATTAAACAGCGCGACCCACCTTTTGGGTGGGTCAACGCTAGACCTGTAGAGAGGCGAAGCGAAGAAAGCATATCATGAAACATGTCGTTTCTTTAATTCCTTTGCAATAGCGTGAAAGGCTTCTGCTCCCATAAGAACTTCATCAAGGTCTGCAGAACTATTTTGTTTCTGATAAATCGTTATGTGTTTGCCAATCAGGTACATCGAGTGCTCCATCCAGGCTATCAAGTCTGGGGTGGAAATCGACGCTACCCTCTTCTCCAGTCTGGTCTGGGGGAGCGACCCATCCTGCTTCTTCCGTAAAATCCTCATAAGTTACATCCCGCCTTCCAAGTGCCGCGTTTAAAGCATCCGTCTCTTCTCTTGCACCCGTCCATCGACCAAGGACTAGGGCTTTGTATTTAGGCAAGCGTACTATAAGAGGAGTAGAAGTGCGATAAGGCTCCTCAATTTCTTGAGTCCAGCCTCTTACAATGACCTTGCTGCCCCATTTATACGGAAAGTTAGTTACCTGTACAAATAGTGGTCCGATATTGTGCGCCTTGGGCATCTATCTCTTTCTTGGTTTACTTGCCTTTGGTGATTTAGGGGTATTCTTTTTAGCCATACGGTCATACTGTTTGCGTTCGTTAGTCAACTGTATAGAGCGGGTAATCTTATAGAGCGCCGTGCGTGCGTACGCAGGAAGCGCCTGAACACTTGCTGGACCACGAGGCTTATAGTCTAGTACTTGATAAATATATTTGCCTTTAGAAACTCGGCGTTTAAAATCCTGCCACTCTGTAGTACTAACTTCATAATAGTTGTAATAAGTGCCGTCACGGAATACCACAGTTAATACAGAGCGTTGACGGTCATAACCAGCGGCTACTGTACGTGGTCTTTCAGGGTCAGTAGTTGAGGTAGGAACAAGAGAAAGAGGAGCAGGAGCATTTGACTCGCCTTCTTGCGGTCCCTTCATACCAGGAATAACTACTTCACCAGTATCTAAATCTTCATCATAGAATTTACGACCAGCAGAACGGTCAACAAAGTTTCCTTGTGCGTCTATGTAGTAGACATCTTCACCAAGACCTGGAAATACGGCCTCTCCTGCTTGGTTTCTACGAGCCACATCATCTGGGCTTTGAGGATTGTAGTAACGCATAGTTTCATCTGCATTTAATAATGAGATAGTTTCAAAGAACTCACCAGCAGATGCTGCTGTGGGTAATGCTGCAAATGGACTTTGGAATCCGCCCTCTTGTGACAGGGCCTTCATCATTCCTGCAGTTGTCTTGGAGCCAAATCCATATGGCTTACCCATTGCCCCAAGTAATTCTTGAGCAGAGGGGAGGGCAGCACGCCTATTGGCTGCTGCGCCTCCTCCCCTGATTCTTGCCACTTCTAAACTATGCCCAAGGAGTAATTGTTACTGCTTGACCAACTGCAATTGTTGCAGCACCTGCAGCAACGCTCTGTGTCTTAATGGTTCCTGACACAGCAACTACAGAACCCGAAAGTCCTGATGCGTTGTAAGAAGTTGTTGCAACTGTTGTAACATTAAATTGATTAGCGTTTGGAACAGTGTCGATTGTATATGTTCCATTGAAGTCTGCGCTAATTCCTGAAATAGTTACTTTTTGGCCTGCAGAATACCCGTGAGTTGATACAGCAACCTGAAGAACGGTAGTACCACTTGCTCGTACTAGTCCTGTAACTGTCTTTGAGGTATTTGCAGCGGCAGATGCTGTTGTAGGAACGAGACCAGCGTCGTCCATTACATCTGTAGCAACTGCTGTGGTATCACCAATAACGCTTGGAACTACGACGTAACCTACGCCTGCCCCATCATCATTTGGTGTGTATAGCGGATAACCGTTCCACTTTGCATAAGCAATAACGTGGTCATTCAGCGTTGCTGAAAGGTCACCTTGAACTGATTCATCGCGTTCATCGTTTGGCTGCATTGGCATATTGCCCCAAACTCTGTCAACGCAGATGTTTCCTGCGGAATCAAGTAGATTCCCATTTTCATTAACTGCCATTATTCTTCTTCCTCACATGTGTGGTTGTCTAATTCAGTCTCAAAAAGCACCTCTTCGCAGTCGCGACATTTGAAGAAGCGAACTTCATCTAGTGCTGGGTGTAAGGAATCCGAGTGTTCATCGCCGTAAGCCATCTGAGGCCCTGCTAGGACTTCAGGTGGAAACGGTCCTCTTGGACTGTGTGAAGAAGATGGTACAGCATGTCCCTGTACTGCGAACTTGCGAATGACCTTCATTCTTCACTCGGTTCTGCTGCTACTTTCTTCTTCTTTTTTGGTTTAGATGGAGGCTCTATGGCGGCTAGAGTTTCTATAGCAGAGTCTCTCTCTATCTTGAGTTGTTCGGTAGTCTTTAGAAGACCAGCCTTACGGCGAGGCTCTAGAAAGTTAGGCAGGTGCTTACCACAATAGAGAATTTCTTTTTGTTTTGTGATTTGATAGACGTAAAAGGCGTCCCTATCGCAGTTCGCACATTTCATTACTTGGCCTTCTTAACAGCCTTCTTCTTTGCAGGAGCCTTCTTTGCTGGCTTCTTTGTCTTCTTTGCAGGAATTACCTTGACAGATTCAATAGGCGCTGTTTCTAGCAAAAGTTTTTCTAGAACCTTCTTTGGGTCCTCAAGTATTCCAAGTTTAATAAATAGTTTCTTTAACATTTAGCAGTCCCATGCTCGTAGTGATTTATTGATACGACTGTTAGGGTCTCTAGCAGTCTTTGAGGAGGTGTTTTTTCTCTTCATGCCTTCCATCCTAGCGCAGAATGATTTACGACGTGCTGCTGACTTCTTAGACTTTGCTGCCTGCTCACGCTTTACTGGTGGCTTTAGGTCAGAACCAGGATTGGCACGTTCATATGACTTGCGTCCCTTTTCGTTTAGGCCACCCTTTGGGTTCTTGCCTTCACTTCTAGTCCAGGCTGCAGACTTGCTTGACTTCTTTTTTGTTTTTGTAGCCATTACCAATCCAATCCGTGTGAGAACTGTTTGCTTCCCATGATAGGTGCTCCACCAGTCATAGGACCTGGTGTTGACATCAAGTTAGATAGACGACTACGTGTCTGCTTACCTAATTGTGGGTGGTCTTTTAGAGACTCTAACTTACGATAGTAATCTACTGAGTGCATTCCAAACTTTGCTTTAATGGCCTGGTCTCTCTCTACAAGAGATGGAAAAGATTTATTGGAAAATCTGAGCATCTTTTTTTCATTTGGGGTTAGAGGAGCGTTTCTTCCCTTGAAACCGTCACCAAAGTGTTTATAGGAGTCGTCATCTCCAACTAATGATGCTGGCATTATTCAGGCGCTCTCATAGCGCGACCTGTCTTTGGGTCACGAACTGGAAGTGGACGAGGACTCTTTGTCTCTTGTGTTGGAGCAGCCTGTGGCGTTCTTGTTTGTTTTGGTCTTTTAGTAAATTGAGCAGACATATCTCCAACACTTATATGAATTGGAGTTTCATGTTTTGCATGTCTGAGCGCTGAACTTACAAATTCCATTCTACGACCATGCTGTGCTTGTTCTGCCTGTTCTTGAAGACCAGCCTTGTGAGACTCCATCTCCATCCCATACTGATGAGCAGCATAGTGTGCTTGATGCATTGCCATGGCTTGGTGGTATTCAGAGGTAGTCTGTTTTGGATATTGGCCTAACTTGTTGGCTATCCATTTGAATGGATTCACATCACTACCGGAAAAGGAGGGCTGCATGCTCATAGGATAATCTTCCCCTAGTCTGACTTTTTTGGGGTATTTAACGAATCCTCAATCTTGATAAGACGCTCGCCCATCTCTACAAAGGCCTCCAACATAACGTCGACCTTCTCCTCTAACTTTTCCTGCTTGTAGAGCATCTTGTTTACGACGTCTTTGGTGGACTTGCCACCATTCTGGCTAAGTTCGCCATCTAACTTGTTGAGCCGTTCCATAACGCCAGGGACGCGGTCACGACCAGGAGATTCTTCTTCGCCCATCCAGTCTCTTCTAAAATGGTCGAACCATTCAGCGAATTCTTTTACTTTTTTATAGCCAGGTAGAAAGATGACGCCCAAAGCCGTCACTATCGATGCTGCGAGAATAATTGCACCAGCGATTGCTTCGAGCGTCATCATCTATGTATTACTTCTTCTTCTTGCCGAATCCGTATGACGGGTCTTTTGGATTCAGGGCCTTAGCCAATGGGCCGAGAAGACCTGCGATAAACGCGTTTACCAAGGTCTTAGGGTCAGTAACACCGCTCATGTATAGAGCAGCAACGGCAGCGGCTGCGGCACGAAGGTACGTGGCGGCTGCTGCTTCTAGTGCTTTCTTATCCATATCTCTCCTAGTTGAGATGCCCTTCTCAAGGTAAATAGTGGCTTAATCTTCTTTATTGCGCAGTGGATACGTGACCATCCATGCAATCAAAGTTCCGACTGTTGCCCAACCAACTACGGTCTTTGCGCTTCCATCGAGCACAATCCAGGCAATAAACATGCCTAGCAGAGTCCAGAGTTGGTCTGCCATATCTTTGAGGAACTTAATCATTTGCGTCTTCTCCTAACGGCCTTCATGTCTCCAGTTGGCGCACCGCCACCTGAACTGCCACCTCGTGTGCCTCCTGTTGTTGTTGCAGCAGCAGCGACTGCCGCAGCATTCATAGCAGCACCAGCAGCGACAACTGTTGCTACAACCATCTTTGTTGCTTCTTCGCGCTCTTCTTCTGACATGTCTGCACCTAGGCTTCCCAGTGCAAGAAGAACTTGACCTGGGTCTTCAAATATGGCGCCAATTAATTCCGAAGGATTTTCGATAAGTGTTAATGCGGCTGCAATTTCTGCAGTAATTATAACTGGATTGCCATTTTCATCGGTTCTTACATCAACAGGTGTTTCTGCTGGCAAGTCTTCAAAAGTAATACCGGCTTTAAGTAGAGTTTCCACAGAGACGGGTTCACCTGGAGCAAGGTCAGACAAGATTGCTGTTACTACAGCCTCTTTTTCTTCAGCGGTCAATTTGCCGTCAGCAAGCGCATCTGAGATGACTGCTTCTGGTGTAGGCTCTGGGGTGTTCGGTTCAACGATAGGAGTATCTTGTGTTTCTTCCGACTGATTATCTTGCTCTTGGTTGTCTGTTTCTGGCTCTTCTGATTCTTCAGGTTGGGGTTCGGGAGAAGACTCGTCAGTTTCGTCGTTTTCTTCAGGGGTTGTGGGCTGTTGCTCTTCTTCTGTCGGGGACGGTTCTTGCTCTGAGTCTGTAGATGAGTCTTCAGGTTGATTATCGGAAGATTCAGGAGTGTCTTGAGGACTCTCTGAATCGTCTTGAGTGTCTTCGGGAGTGTCATCTTCTGGAGCATCCTCTGGAGCCTCTTCCTGATTTTCTGTTTCCTCTTCAGAAGACTCTTCAGGATTCTCTTCTTGAGGTGAATCAGGTTCTTCGTCAGTCTCAGACTCTTCCGTCACAGGAGGCTCTGGCTGCGGTTCGGGTTGCGGCACAACGGGCTCTGGTTGAGGCTGAGGCTCTGGTTGAGGTTCTGGAACCGTCTCAGGTTCAGGATTTGGGTTGGTTGGCTCAGGGTCGACTGACGGATTTGTAGGCTCTGGCTGCGGTTCAGGTTGTGGTTCAGGATTAGGAGTAGGTTCAGGTGAAGGTTCGGGTTGTGGTTCTGGCTGTGGTTGCGGCTCTGGCTGCGGTTGTGGTGTTGGCTCTGGTTGCGGTTCGGGAGTTGGCTCAGGTTCTGGAGTCGGCTGAGGTTGAGGTGGAGGAGTAGGTTCTGGTGTCGGAGTTGGTGTTGGGGATGGTGTTGGGGTTGGTTCTGGCGTTGGTGTCGGGGTTGGCGTTGGTGTGGGCTCTGGTGTGGGCGTGGGAGTCGGAGTGGGCTCAGGCGTTGGCTCCACAGGAGTCGGAGCAAGTTCAACAGGAGCAGTAGTTTGGGTAACTCCTGCTTGTTCAAGAGTAGCAATAGAACCGTCTTGTAATCTGGCTCCAGTTCTTTCGCCCCCAGAAAGAGGGCCATCAACTGTGTAGGTATAAGCAACAGTTCCATCTGTTTGAATTTGACCAGTAATAACAATTTGAGTTACTGCGCCACTGAAACTTCCAAAGGGACGATAAGCGCCATCTACTTGGAAGCCACCATCGCTAGTTCTAATAATAAAGTGAGTATCTGGCATCTGTTGTGGCAGTGCCCACCAGTCTTTTGATTCTACAGAGATTGAGGGAGTGTTTGGATAAGTCCAATAAGTTCCATCAGGCTGACCAAAAGTAATTACGGAATTAGTTGTAGCATACACGTCCGTATATGTGACGCCGTTAAATACAACGGTTGTTGTTAACGGAATTCTGTAAGACGTATCGTCACCACCAGCAGTTACTGTTTCAGTTACAACAGGTGGCGGAGTAGTTGGGGAGGTAACAGCAGGTGGATTTTCTTGGGACGTGGCAGGGTTCGTTGTGGACTCTGTATTGCTTGTTGACTGGGGTTGTTCTGGGTTGGGTGTGGGGCTCGGCTCCGTTGAAGGAGAAGGTGAAGGCTCTGCAGAAGGTGATTGAGTTGGACTCGGCTCAGAAGATGGAGA